GAAGGCCGACGCCGCCACCGTGGATCGGGGATGACCCCTCGCCGGATGACGACAGGAGGATCGAGAGGCCACGCGCCCGGATACGAATGGGCTCGTCGGGACCCACCTCGTCGGACAGGTAGGCCCAGTCCACCGACTGCCCATGCGTGCCGGTCGTCCTGTAGTCGCCAGAGCCGAGGGACCACTGGTCCCAGATGCAGCCGCCGACAGACGCGACACCGCCGACCGAGTCCGTGAAGGACGCGAGCGAGATAGACATCCCGCCACCAGAGACGGCGTCGGCCACGCCGCCCGACAGGCGGACGATGGGGATGTAGGCGAGGGTGTTGTACCTGTCGGCCGACAGGTTGATGTAGGGGTGGTGGGTCCAGGTGGCGGGGAGGCCAGCGGCGTTCCACTGGTACATCACGGTGTTGCCGCCGACGGCGTTCAGCTTGATGTAGCTCGTCGCGGTCGCGGCACCGTAGCCACACGCAGAGATGCTCTGCCACCGCTCCTGCGGAAGTGCGGCTGCAACGTCGGTGCCGCCACCAACGACTGGGATGGACCAGTGCGTGTTGTCGTACCGGAAGGAGATGCTGACGACGGCCCACGGGGGCGTGCCTACCGAGGGTGGGACGACGTCGATGGGGACCAGGTACGCCTCCTGGTCAGAACCGATGGTGGCCCCGGTCGGGAGCTCGTAGCCGGGAGGGATGCGGATCCACTCCCCGAGGCGCACAACGCCGCCGTTCGAAGACGATGCGAGCTGGTAGCTGCCGCCAACGACCCTGCGGTCCTCCTCCTTGACGCAGCTGCGGTCCAGCCCGCCGCCGCGGCCGTAGCGCATCAGATAGAACGACCTGGAGGTCGTGTCGGCGCCCACGGGAGTGCCGGCATCCCCGTCGAGAAGGGATGCGTCAGTCAGCGCGGCAACGTCAGGGCCGCCGACGAGGAAGAGGTCGAGCCCCCGCTCGAGCATCCATGGCCCGACGATGTTCCGCACCACAGACGACTCGGCTGCCTGCGACGACTCAAACGTCCAGAGCGCCCACCGGCCGCCCTCCGAGAGGACCCATGCATGATTCTGGCTCGGGACGCAGCACACGAGGGAGCCGATCAGTTCGCTGTAGACCAGGCTGACCATGTCCGGGTCGAACTTGACCGTGATCGACGACTGCTCGCCGGTCGTCACCCACCCGCCAGCTGCCATCTCAAGGAAGTGGCTCACGGGGTTGGTGGCGTACTTGTCGAAGTAGTTGGAGATGTCGGCAGACATCTCGGACACGAGCAGGTTCCCGGCCGTCGAGTAGATGCCGGTCTCAGAGACCCAGAACAGCCTGTCAGCAACACGAGCCACCGCACCAGGGCCAACGCACCCGACGGTGTCGGAGATCCTGACAGGGGGCCGCCCAGACGACGCGAGGCCAGTCGGGGGCGGCGCATAGACCCAGGTCTCGGACCTGGTGAAGATGTAGATGTGGGTGCGGAGCGAGGAGATCGCGACGATGCGCTCCTCGCTCGGCACCGTGATGTAGTTGCTCACCAGGACGGCGGTCGGATCACCAACGTCGGAGAACAGGATGTCCTGGCCGGATGCGTAGACGAGACGGCCGTCATGGGCCACGCAGTCCGAGGGGTTCACGGCGTCGGAGTCGTTGAAGAAGTCGGACGCATCACCGAACCGCGTCGCGCCGGGGGCGAACGGGGCCCGCGTGACCAGCGCGGACTCAGACTCAAACCCGGACCACTCGTGCAGGTTGATGCTGTCGACGTTGCGCCGCTTCGTCCCACGGAAGACGCCGGGCCTGTAGCACCACAGGCCGGCCCTGGAGTTCCCGAAGTACAGGATGTCGTTCTTCTCGGTGAAGAAGAACTGGGAGTCGGACGCGAGCACCCAGGACTGGTGATCGGAGCCGAGGTCGGTCTCGAAGTGCCCGTGCCACCGCTCGAGGCCGGCCTTGAGGTCAGCCCCGACAAGCGTGGGGAAGGACGGGTCCTGCTCAGACGTGTGGCGGACGAGGGGCTCCTCGATGGTCTCGTCGGTGTCCACATCGTAGACCCGGACGACGTAGAAGTTCCCGATGTAGTCGCGCTGGGCCCCGCCGCCACTCGACGCGCGGCAGCCGAAGACGCTCACGATCTGGGTATGCCCGAAGTCGGTGAAGATGAGGTAGCTGCCGAGGTGCTTCTCGTAGCCCCACAGGGCCGCGGCGCCGGGCAGGGGGCGAGTCAGGAGGCTGTCGAACTGGGCGACGGTGCCGAACCCGCGCCTGACGTGCCAAGACCCGTCGTGCCAGTAGGCGTTCTGCGCAAACGCCCCCTTGGCCAGGGTCGAGAGCCGCGACCCAGCGTCGAGGATGTCGACCTCTGCGTAGGGCTTCGACATCAGTAGCCAGACGTGTCTTCGACGGTGAAGTTCCCCATCCCCGACCTGTTCTCGAGATGGCGACGGAGCCGAGCCTCGGTCCTCTTCTGCAGTTCCTGCTGGTGGCTGCTGCCAGCGCCGTCTTCAACCGCGTAGTGGTTGAAGGCGAGCAGGGCGATCAGGCCATGGTACTCGCCAAGGTCGTCGATGTAGGCGGTCGACGTCGCGGGGGTGTCCCAGAGGGTCGATGAGGGCGCAGGGACGTAGAAGAGCCGCAGGGTCTGGCTCCTGGGACCGTCGAAGTAGAGCGTGTCCCCGGCAAGCAGGTACTGGGCCTCACCCTCCTTGATGTCCCTCATGTTGTGGCCCTCGGCAAGACGGCTGCCGAGCTCCGTCCCGTTGAGGACGAAGACCGAGATCAACGACTGCATCCTGGGGTCGGTCGGGGTCGCGCCAAGGATGGACACCGCGCCGGCGGAGAGGCTGTAGCTGTCCTGGGCGGACAGTGTGATGTCCACGGAGGTCATGTAGGTGAGCGGATCGACGGACATGACGATGTCACGGAACTCCGCATAGGCCTGCTGGAGGATGAGCGTGACGTCCGTGTCCCCGAGGAAGGTCTGGTCGTTCTCGCCGGTCAACCTGCGGAACATGCCCGCGACTTCTCGGACGTTCATCAGAGCCCAACCATGGCGCCGGTCACGTTGGCGCCGGAGCCGGCGATGTTGCCGCCGAGCGACCCAGGGCCCATGCCCTGCTCGGTCGCGGCCTGGTCGAGGGCGCCCTGGGGGTTCAGGGTGGGCGACTGGAGCACCGGAGAGACGGGCGAGGCGGGGTAGACGCGGTCGGCCTCATCGCCAGCCTGGATCTCCTGGGGGGTGCGGTTCGCCATCGTGATGGCCACATAGATGTCGCGGAACCGCTCCTGCTCGTCATCCGAGAGGTCGTAGTAGTCCTGGCTCTGGATGTACTCCTTGAAGACGAGCTCGAACGCGGCGAGGTCGTCGGTCGCGAATATCTCGATCTCGTGGCCATCCTTGACGGCCGAGAGGAGGTCGTGCGCGTGCGACAGCGCAGCGAACTTGTCGGACCTGTAGCGGTCGCCGGTGCGGAAGCTCAGTTCGGACAGGACCTGGTCGGGAGGCAGGGCGTCGGGGAACATCTGCGCAACGGACAAGATCCGCTGGTCGCGGGCCTCGGCGTCGACACGGAACAGGGACGTGGCATCGATGTGGACCTCGGGGTCATCCGAGAGCCTGGCGCTCGAGATCGCGGCCCAGATCGGGTGACCGAGGCTGTCGTGGGCGCGCATGTAGCGGTCCTCGGTGTAGTGCGCCTTCATCAGGACCAGGGCGGCCTTCACGACAACCTGGACCGCCGAGTAGAGCGACGCCATGGTAGGCATCATGGCGGCTGCATCCTGGGTCGTCAGCGAGCGCTGTTGGACACCGGAGCGCACGCCGCTGTCGCCCTTGCCCATGCTCGCCGCGTGGGTCCCTGCGATGTCGTACATCTCCTGAAGGAGCTGCACGGGCTCGCGGAGGGCCTGGGGACTGACCATCGGAGGGGAGCTCGGCTCCGGCTTCCCGCCTCCGGTGTTGTAGTAGACCTTCGCCCCGACCTTGTTCATGTCCTGGGTCTTCGGGACGTCGGCAGACCGGGGGATCAGCCACACCGGAGCAGACATCAGGCGGACGACCTGGTGCTGCAGCGTCCTCGTCCTGTTGTAGAGCTCCTGCGGGGTGGCGATCAGTTCCATCGGGCCGGGAGGCCAGAGGACATCCTCGATGTCGCAGAACCGGTAGAAGGCAACGGGGAACGCCTTCCTGAACTCGTCCTTGTACGTCTTGAAGAGGTAGATGCCGCCGGCGGACACGGCGTAGCGGCCGTCGCGCCAGTAGACCTCGAAGATCTCGATGCGGTCGGTGGGGGCCATGTCCTCGTGGACCTGCCTCTCCTTCGTGTCGAACGACACCAGGGTCTCGATCTCCTTCTTCTTCTTCGGGTAGGTGTCCATCAGGACGCCGCGGGTCGTGTAGCTGCGGAAGCCCACCCAGCGGCTCTCGTTGACGTCCTTGATGCCGGCCTCGGTGAAGGTGTTGAACGGGTTCTCGGCGCGCAGCGTCACGCGCCCCTGCTCCTTCTCGGAGGAGAACCTCTTCACCTCGGGCTCGAGCACGCCGCCCGAGAGGTCGTCGTCGGGGTCGACCTCGAGGACCCGGTTGGTCATCTCACGATCAGGGATGTAGAGAACGCGGAGGACGCCAGTCCCGGTCTGGAGGCACCACCTGTTGGCCTTCTCGAGCTTCTCCGAGATGCAGTCGGTCAACCACCAGGACCGCAGTGCGAACTCGACGCCCATGGCCTTCGTGATGTCGTCCGTCTGGTTGGAGCTCGGGAGCGCAACCACGGCGGGCTCGACCGTCGCCAGCGCGGACACGAGCTGGCGGAAGATCGGGTGCATGTGGTTGATCGTCAGACGGATGACGGGATCGCCAGACGTGCGGGGGCTCTGGGCGATCGTCTTCGACGACTTGTCCCACCAGATCCACTGCCTGCCACGCAGCATCTGGATGGCGAAGCTCCAGACCCTGGAATACTGCAGCTTCTCCTGCTTGCTCTTCTCGAGCATCTGCGGGAGGTCGGCGGGGAACCTGACCTTGACGTCAGGCACGATCAGCCGGCCTTCAGGAGCGAGTCGATGAACGCAGACGCCTGGCCCGGAAGGTAGCGCGAGGCAAGCACCCGGAGGGCCTCCTCATAGTCGCCAGACCCGGCCTCCCCCGCAAACCGGCCAAGGGCGAGAAGATCGCCGCCAGCTCCCTTGTCAAAGGTGGCCATCGGGGCAGCCGCCGCCGCAATGGGACCGGCAGACGTCGGCAGCGGCGCCTTGGACTGCGCGCCGGGCGCGGCGGGAGCGGCAGGAGCGGCAGGAGCCGGCAAGCCAAGCGACCGGCTGGCCGCCGGGGCGGCAGGGGCGACAGGGGCGACAGGGGCGACAGGGGCGACAGCCGGAGGCGTCTTGCCGGCGATCTCAGCGGCGGTCTTGGCCACCTCGGTCGCGCCGCC